TGCCTGCCATTCACCCCTGGTGCCGTTTGGAGAAACGCCAGAGACGATACGCCAGCCCGTGCCCGACCAGCCATAGCTCGCAGCCAGAAGCCAGAGGCCAGCACCCGCGCCATAGTACAAAGCGCCCAGCGCAAGCCACTCTCTCTGTCCAGATGTTCCTGCATCTGTATACAGTGCATCAGCAAATCCAGTGGTTGAGCCTCCGCCTACTTTCGTAGGAATCATGATACCCAGGTTTGGATCTGTTGTTTCTTCCGTGATATATTTCCAGGATGCTGCTGTATAGGCCACCTGTGCGATAGCCTTTTTATAATTTGCCCGCACTGTCGCAATGTTACTGGACAGTGTGCTGGCGTCCTCGCATACATAGACATCTCTGGCCGGATTCCCGTCCGCACCGGTAACAATATCCATGACCACATTCCCCAGGACCTCATAGGCTCCGATACAGGTCTCAATGCCCTGGATCTTGTACGGATCTTTCCCATTGGTGTTGCTGTTCGGAGATCCGTCTGAGCCAGCCACCTCATCAGTCGCTCCACTGTGCCATGGCATTGTTGTGATCCATGTGGTCAATGTCGTATCGAATGCCTCCGGAGCATCCACATATACTGCTGCATTGCTGTCATCCACGTCCTCAATCTTTGTGACTTTGACGCTGTATGCTTTGTTGTGTATATAGGAAAAATACCGGTCTTTGTTTGTGTTTGAGCCAACATCTCCGATGGAAACATATGAGCCGATCACATAACCAGCCGCCTGTGCCTTTGTTAGTATCACTCTCATCACTCCGGTTTCTTCTACCAGGTTCTGGTTCTGATTGCTGTATGAGGTACATCCGGCCATGATGCTCTGGCTGTGTGTGGTTGCATATTTAATAATCATCATGAGCTGTCTATAGAACAGATCCCAGCTTGTCGTGCCGCAATAGTGACCGCCCAGCTTGTGCATATAGGTTATCATTCCGGTGTAGCTGACCGGATTTCTCGCCTGTGTTGCCTGGCAGCCATTGGCCGGTGCCAGGCCTTTTGATGAATACGGCACTCCATCAATGTCTCCCGCCGCATACTTGGCATGGATCATGAATGGGCTGATTGTTCCGTCCGGATTGATAGATTCTTTCATCGGATATGGTGTCAGCTCTGTCTGGCTGTCAGAATAATGATATAGGACTGCCTCGGTAGTGTCCTCGATGCCGAACCAGGCGCTCATTGTAACCTCTCCGACCTGCACCTTGCCGTACTTGGTAAATCCAATCTGGCCCTCCAGTGCATCTACATGGTTGAAACCATTCTCGTCTACAGAAAAATTGCAGGTAAAATGATGAAATAGGCCATACTGAGCATAATCATCTCTGCCCTCTGTTCTTCCCACAGATGGCTCCGCAACCATATTCTCATTGGCATTCATTTTCACGCCCACAGGGCTTGTGGAGGTCTCCCATTTATAAATTTTTGTTGTGAATACCTTTCCGTTTCTCCTGAGTGCAAAATAATTGGAGAGTGCATTTTCAACGCCCCCTCCGTTCTGCTTAATCAGATCAATCTGTGTCTGGCCAGCTGTTTCAATTTTCGTGACGCTGGCTGCTGTATTCTGTTTCAGATCTTTTGACGCCTGCTGTGCATTGTTCAGGTCAGTCTCCAGTCCTGTTTTGATCTGGTCAGCATTCTGGACCAGATTCTGCATGGTTGTGATGTTTTCTCCGGATGTTTTGATGCTTTTGTCCAGTTTTGTTTTGGCTTCTCCAGCCGCTGTCACATCTGCCTCCAGACTTCTTTCTGCCTGTCCTGCTGCCGTGATGTCTGCCTCAAGTCTCTGCTCTGCTTTTCCTGCAGCTGTGGTATCCGCCTCTAATGTCTGAGCTGCCGTGTTGGCTGCCGTGGTATCTGCCTCCAGTGTCTTGGCCGCCGTGTTAGCCGCCGTGATGTCTGCCTCCAACGTCTGCACCGTCTTTGTGGCTGCTGTGTTCTTTTCTCCCAGGCTCTTGTCCAGGGAGGTTGCTGTTGTGTTCTTCTTTTCCAGGTTTGCTGCCAGTGTAGCCCCTGTGTTCATTTTAGCTGTCAGGTCTTTCTGGACTTCCTTGGCCTCCTGCAAATTACTGTTAAATGCCTGCTGTGTCTGCTGGTTTTTTGTCACGTCTGCATTGATTGACTTTTGTGCCGCCTGGATGTCCGCCTTTGTCTGATTGTATGTATTATTCTCATCAGACACCTCATTGATTGCAGAAACAATCGCAGCTCTGACGTCCTTTCCTTTCTTGGCGCTGGCAATCTGTTCCGTGTACTTCCTTACGTTTGCCATGTTTAACCTCCTAACTTCATCGTATGGGCTGTATCTTCCAGAGCTACCGTTTCCAGATCCTCCGGATGTCCTGGTCTCGCAAGCCTTTTTTCTTCCGGTGTCTCTTGCCAGATATCATATCCTTGGACGCAATACAGCGCCAACTCATACGGTCTTATCATTGTTGCTCTGTTGTTTTTCTTCGCTGAGAATGTCTGCATTTTTGTCTCCTCCCTTTATTCCAACTTTTTTCTTGAAATCTTCGATATCATCCACCTCTGTTCCTGATTTTGGTTGCTGTTCTTCTGTGCCGGTCTGCTCCGTATTGGCTACCGCCAGATCAATCTGTGTTTTCATCAATTCCTGGGCGTATTCTTCCGACTTCATCTGCCTCATGTGTGACTGGATTCTATCCAGCACCTTATCCATGAGACTCGGTGGAATTGCGTACTCCTGCATATATGCCAGCACCTGTGCGTCCAGTTCTCCTGCTACATTATCCAAAATTGCTCCTACGTTCATGATTCTCCTCCTATCCCATCAATAATCCATTTCTATAGGTTTCATCTGTCCACGACCATTCTATAGCTCCGTTTCCGATGTCTCTTATATTCGTGATTTTTCTGCGCGTTCCGGTGTAAGTCGTGTATACTGTTCCATCGTTCCAGTTGGTAGCTGTACACAGCTTTCCTTTGATATCCACGCAAGTGTTTCCCATGATTCTCAACGTGTGTTCGTTGGTGTTGTTGTAAGCTCCGTTGAAATCAATGTATCCATAGGTCGAACCGCTGTATCCTCCAGTGATTTCTCCATAGCTCATTTTTATCCACCAGTCTCCATTTTTCGCCTCGAAACTTCCCTGACAACTTGCACCTTTCATGGTTACATATCCAGATGCCGTGAGCGTAAAGTTTGTGGAACTGATGCTGATTCTGTTCGACTTAATTGAAATAGAGCCAGACTCTGCACTGATCTCTGAGGAAATTTTTCCTTTTGACACTCTCAGCTTGATAGCATCCGCATTGACCTGGATACTGCTTTTCAGTGTATCCTCTGCTTTTTTCGCTCTTGTGACTTCCGCCGTGATATCGTTGGCTGTCAGTTTCAACTGAGACTCAGTATAGGCCGCCGCATATCCCATGATTTCCACGTCCGTGATGTATACCGTTGTATTGGCCACGTTATTGTAGAAATATGTATAAAAATATGACGGTGTTGCAACATTCTCAAATTCAAATGTTTTCCAGGATGTGCTCAAGTCTCCTGCATTTGTATAGTGTGACGTTCCATCTATTGTCACTCTGATTCTGGCTGTTTTCTCCTGCCCTGATGCACAGGCCGCTTTGAACCTTACTCTGACTTTTCCCTTTTTGTCGAACGGTTTCTGATACCACCGTAGATAATAGGTGCTAGTCGTGTTCGTGATCTGAGCACATGATTTTCCGGAAAACGTGTTCTGTGTGACCTGTGTATTGTTAGACCGGTACCAGCCAGTGAACTTATCTTCGCTATCTGAAAAAGATCCGTTTGTGCAATAGTTGTGACTGTTGCTCTCATACATCTCAGATACCTGCTGAGTGATCTTTCCGGCCTCTACCGTGATTCTTGCGTCCACATCGTCAATCAGTTCTTTCACATTTCTTAACACCCGGATATCCGTCAGATAGATCTGCTGTCCAGATGAGCCAGTAATAGAAAGATAAAAGGATCTTGTCCCGGCGCTTGTGTAGGTAACGGTTCTTTTCAGTGTGTACCATTTATCACAGTTTACCGTTGACAGGTACTGTGAGAT